TCACTTCTTCTTCAGTGCCATTCATCATCAACTTGAGTGCACTTTTAATTAATGCACGACAAGGTGCAGGAGTTGAAGACTTCACTGCTTCAATACCCATCATCTTGAGATTTGGTTTTTCATAACGAACACCTTCACTATCCCATACATTTAAAATATATCTTTTCTTTGCTGTCCAGATGCCACGGTCTGCAATATTCTCCCGCTTCATAAACATCTTTTGGTCGTAAGCATTTACGTAGTTCGCCAACGTTTCATAAGAACTCGTAATATACTTTTCAAATTCCATTTCACAGATCTTATTAAGGAACGACACAATGCTTTGATTAGTCGCTTCTCTCCCTTTGTATACAGTTTCGACCAAAGGACCAAGATTAAGGTAGATGGAATCAGTATCGCTGGCAATAACATAGTCTTCACCCTCCGTTTTGAGTATTTTGTTTAAGTATGCATTCATTTTGTTTTCTATCCAACGAATAGAAACCTGCCCTGATAAGGTAATTGCTTCCGCATTTGCTAGTTTATAATAGCGGAAGTATTGATTACCAATCGCACCATAGGCAGAGTTAAGAGAAATCTTCTTTGCCATCTGGATATTATTGCAACGGGCAATCTCTTTAGTCAGTTCAACTGTAGGAGTTTTTTCATATGCTTTCTTTGCCTTAATCATCCTCTTCTTGAAGATGACCCTTTCATTATACATCTTCTCCATCAGCTCTGGTAAGAACCCACGAACATCCTTTCGATACATTGCACCATTTGCACAAACAGCATTTTCTTTGTACATTTCAAAAGTCAAATCTTCATTGAGAATTTTATCAACTGTAACAGAAGGATGCCTTGTATCCAACAAAGTTTCTGGAGAAATATTATATTGCATAATCAAATGCGGATATAGACTATTCAAGTCAAAAGAAACAACCCAATCATACTTGCCAGGTATCGGTTCTTTTACATATGCACCTGCATACTTATCATTTTTATGTGTTCTATTCTTTGGTGGTATAACAATATTTCTTCTCTTCAAATAATTGTAGATAATCGTATCCCACATTCTTACCTGATAGAATACATCTTCATAGTTGACCTTTGCATCATAAGCCATCGTCAATGCAAGTTCAATCAACTTCATCTTGTCTTCCAGACGGTCAACAAGTTCAACGTCAATGATGTTATATTCTACAAACTTCTGCCAACCTTTTGTATAGAAATCTTTGAATGTATCAAACTCACTGTGGTCAAGTTTCTTTTGTCCAAGTTCGACACTTGCAATATAATCTAATCGGTATGACTCTTGTGCTTTGTAAGTAAACTTCTTATATAAGTCAAGATAATCTAACTGGGATACACCACCAATATCATAAGAGATTTGTTTACGTCCCATTATCGTAGTTTCTTCTTCAGTTACAAGACCCCAAGGTGACATTCTCTTCTTGAGTTTCTCACCTAGTATTCTGTCAATACGACGACAAAGATATGGAATATCATAAAACTTACTGTTCCAACCAGTAATAACTTCTGGTGTATTATCTTCAATCATCCACCAGTTAATAAAATCAGTAAGAAGTTCATACTCTGTGCTGAATGATTTGTATATTACATTCTCTTGTTTGTTATTAAATGCACCAAGACCCCAAGTGCGAATTTGTTTTGTCGTATAGTCCTGTAGTGAAATCAGCAATATTTCTTCTGCAGCAGATTCTACATCAGGGAATCCATATTCAGATTTAACTTCAATATCAATTGTAGTTAATTTAATTCTTTCAATATCAAACTTTAGTTCTTGCTCTGGATATTTGTCCGAAATATATTGATAGATAAATCTTTCATTGCCATAGATATTAAAGTTTTCAACCTCATTATAATTTTTTATAAAGTCCCGACACTCACGAACAGTACCAGGCTCGATAGGTTCGACAGGCAAACCATCAAGTGTTTTATATTTTGTTTTTCTTTTTGAATCTACAAATAAAGTTGGATAAAACTTTTCACGAGTAGCAAAGTGCTTTCCATCTTCGTATCCACGAACAAGGAAATTATCTCCAACCATTTGTACGTTAGTATAGAATCTCATTTTCTAACTTCTTATATCGAAAGTCATGTTCAAACTTTTTATTTTCTATTTTAGCATCCTTTTCATGAAAATGCTCATATGTATTAATAAACATTGAAAAATAATGCCAGTGATTTTTTGGAATATATTGGGGTGATAAGCAAACGTGAATATGGTCGAATTTATAATTTTCAAATTTATAATCTTCCTTCTCAATAGTTACGTATTCTGAAATAAGTCTTTCTATAACAAAATTTTTACTTTTATTACTATTTTGATTACAGATCCAAGTATAAGATTTTAATTTTTTTTGATTAACTAACCATGATACCCAGTTACTTTCATTAACTCTACCATTTTCACATAGATCAAAATATTCTTTAGATAATGCTCCTTCGGGATTATAGACAGTATCGGTAATATAACTTCCACCTAAAACATCATCATGATGATCAATATTAATAAGTTCTATATCAGAAAGTTTTTCAATACCAAAAAGAATTGCATCATGTTCATATCCAAATGAGACACTATCACAATGTTTCAATGATTTTAAAAAAGTATCAAAGCAAAATAATAAATTAGATTGATCTATAATTAAATGATTTTCCTTAAAATCTGTATTATTAAATAAATCATTCCATCTTGTCAGTGGATTATTATCGAAGAAAGCATTATTATAAAGTTGTATACTTGGACTCATACAGTAGTCCAAATCTATACTCAGAATTTTCATGAAGAAAGTTCAATATATTTGTCTTTAACTGTACCAGTAGGATCTGCTATTGTCAATATATCTTCAGAACGAATCATGAACTCTGTTTGATTTGTAATTTCAGACTTCCAAGGTTTCATATCCTCAACACTATTGAATAAGTATGGATTTATCAATTTACAATTTGGATCTCCTATCTCTGCATCTAGTTCAACAACTTCTGCAATGATAACAGTATCAACATCTATTAACACACACTTAATCATTTTCTTCCTCCTTTATATTGAATGCCTCGTTCTTATCTATAAACATCTGTTTTACTGAAGTAATTGGTTCAACTATAGTAGTCACAATATCTACAGGTATAATTATCTTTTTATCCGCAGATAAAATAATCCAAGGTATCAAAGTTACATCAATACCAAAATCACCTGTTTTCTTTTCCTCTTCAGTTAGAAAAGATTTTTCTATAATTTCAACTTTATGAGGATTTTCAAGCAAATATGCATGTGCTTGTTTCTCTTCTTCTGCTACTAACTCTTTCATCTCTGATATGAGAGTTTCACCAGATTTAAGTAAAGTAAGTTTGATTGACATTTTACAAATTAATTAGATGGTAGATTCCTATAGCCGCTTATGCTGAACCTACCAAAGGGCATAACCGCAGCCAGTATTTCTCTGACAAATACATTATAGCACAACTTCTCCAATTGTCCAAGACCTGAAACCAAAGTCTTCAATAATGTTATGGATATTAACTTCATTATTAGAAGATGTCACAATACAATAACCAATACCAAGATTGAAAACATTAATCATCTCCTCTTCTGGTATTTCACCTGCTAACATAATCTTCTGAAATATCTCAGGTAACTGCCAAGAATTATAATTCAATTTAACATTTAAACCTTTAGGTATACATCTTGGTAAATTTTCTGGAAGACCTCCACCAGTTATATGTGCCATACCTTTTACAAGTTTATCTTCAATAAGTTTTTTAACTATTGGTGCATATATGATTGTTGGAGTAAGTAACTCAGGAGTTCGATTCAAAAATAATTTTTGTTTAGTAATCATATCATTGATAAGACTAAACCCATTAGAATGAAGTCCACTACTTTCAATACCAATAATAATATCTTTTTCTATAATTGTTCTTCCATCAATGTATTCATCTTCTTCAACAACACCGACACAAAAACCTGCAACGTCATATTTGCCAGTTGTATAAAACTTAGGCATCTCTGCAGTTTCTCCACCTAAAAGTGAGCATCCTGCAATCTTACAAGCATCAGCAATTCCATTGACAACAACTTTAAGAATACCACTATCAAGTTTACCACAAGCAATATAATCTAAAAAGAATAATGGTTCTGCTCCACTTGTGATCACATCATTCACACACATTGCAACAAGGTCAATACCTATACCATGATGGTCATTTGCCATACGTGCAAGATTTAATTTAGTGCCAACTCCATCTGTTCCAGATACAAGAACAGGATTTTTATATCCAGATGGTATTTTCATCATACCATTAAAACCACCAAATCCACCCAAGACTTCTGGTCTATGGGTGGACTTAATAGTGTCCTTTATATCATTTAC